TTACTATTTCAATCACATTGCCGTTCCCATCTCGTTCTACGACGTAGCGATTCAACGGATATACTTTCAAACCATCCTTACCCATATAGATCAAGGCATTACCTGCTACTACAAGATGTAGAAGAGCTTCATGCACAATTACACGATCATTAGATGCTGCAACAGCTTCTAAGATAGTGCGTTCAATCTTTGCAAAAGATAAGTCTAGTTCTGATTTAATCTGTGGACCAAATTCCTGACCAAGTTGACTTTCATCTACCTGTAGCTTGAAGAAGCTGGTTTGTACAGGGAGCATTGACTGCATAAGTTTTGCTGCCAATGTCACTGCACCTTTTGCTCCAACACTCTGCCAAGGTGTAGGAAGATGTCTCATCCCCTTGGTGTATTGATCCTTAATGATTAAATATGGAAGAGTTAATTCCGCTGCTTCCTCTGCTTCGTCTAGAAACTGGGTACGTTCGCTTGATAAATAATCATACCTAGTTTTTGCTGTCATTGTTTTTTATTGTACGTTTGCTGTAGTACCCCCTTGTACACCACTACCACCACTACCAAAGGACTTGTTAAACCAATCCCATGATCCTTGTAACTGTTCTAGTGGGTTGTAAGCAGCTTGAACACCGCCTGGGTTGAGACCACCGTATCCGTATTGACTACCACCGTAGCCACCACGGCCACCGCCCATGCCTCCCATCATGTTCATCATCATCATGAACTGCATAAAATCTTGCATACTTCCTGTGCTTTGTTGTTGATCTCCTTGTAAGAAGCTCTTAAACGCATCTGCATCAGCAAATTGATTCCACCATCCTTCTTGTCCAGCGGGTATTTGAGATGTTCCTGGAGGTGTTCCTGGAGGTGTTCCTGATGCAGTTGATGAAGCAAAGGGTGATGCATTTAGTTGACCCTGTAATAATGGATCTATACCTGGAGGAGGAGTTGTAGTTCCTGGAGGAGGAGTTGTATTTGTAGTTCCTGGAGGAGGAGTTGTATTTGTAGTTCCTGGAGGAGGAGTTGTAGTTCCTGGAGGAGGAGGAGTTGTATTAGTTGTAGTTCCTGGAGGAGTAGGAGCTACATAATTATTAGAAAGAGGATTCTGTGAAGCAGCAAGTGCAAAGTTGGCTTGAATCTCTTCAGGCGAAGCACCACCAATCAAGTTATTTAACCAATGTGAAACACCTTCATCGTCAGGATTTAGACCATATTGAGCATAGAGGTCATTGATTAACTGAGTAGCCTCCCCGTCTTTATTAAAGAAATTAGGATCTTCTTCTAAGATAGGAGCTAAATTCTCTGCAGCAGCAGCCGTTTCTTCTGCTGTATTAGGACCGCCTTCTGGGTTAGTGAAAAGAGCACCTTGGAATAATGGTATGTTGTTACCAGTACCTCCATCATCTAAATAAGGTGTATTTAACGTGTTGTTATTAGGTATAAGTTGAGGATTGTCAAATATTAGGTTTTGTGCTGGACTTTGATTAGCAACTACTTGGTTTATACCTAGATCCTGAATAGCTTTTGTCTGATTTTTCAACTCATCCAGCACAGGTTGTTCTAGATCTGTATTTGGGTTATCTACCGAGGCATTTATACCAAGTCCTCTTAACTGATTCACACCCATTGCCTGAGATTGAGGTCCTTTACCACGTTCTTTAAGAATTTCATTTGCAGCTATTGCGTCCTCAAATATGTTGCTAGTTTCTGCCAAGGATTCTGGAGTAACTCCATTAGCGGCTAAAAATGGGTTTGGAACAGCAGTATTATTAAGACGACGAAATTCCTCTATATTGTGGTCACCAAGTGGACCTAAAGCATCGAGCTGTTCACTTATTGAAAGAGATGGGGGGGTTGGATTTATACTGTTTTGGAAGTCTTCTAAAGTAGTTGTAGTGACTGAATAAGGTTTTTTTTTATTAGCACCTGTAATACTTAATACCATCTATCCTTCCTCACTGATACGAGTTTTTATCCACTCGACTACTGATCGTTGACCAGCTTTATACATAATTGTTTCCATCTTTTCATTAGGGTTAGGGTTGGTTGGTGGATATATTTCCTCAAGTTCAGCGAGGATTGACTCTAAGTTTGGTCCTAGTATTGACTCAAGAGTATTGGGGGAGATTGACATTGCTATGTTCAAAGAAGGCTGGCATTCTTGCTGACTTAGTTTCGACTAGCTCTGGAGCCTTGCCGTTATACATAAGATTATCGCTAGTATCCAGCCAAAATTTTTTACTTAAATATTTATCGCCATAGGTATTCTTACCTAATGGCTCCATTATCCAGTTAATTGTGGCCTTCCTAAGTTTATCCAGAGATTTACTAGGAGTAAGACCCATATCAGCACATACGAGACTATTAGTGGCAACGTGTATCTGTTCGTCTCTGGAAATATCAGCTGATACCGTTCTGAGACCAGCATCGCCATTAAACCTAAAAAAAGGCAAAAGTACAAAGAAGATTGCACGTTCTGCTACCAAGGCTTTAGTTATTGTGTGATCAGGGTGCGATTCCCACGCATCCCGTAGTCGAAAAGCCTCTTGTTCAGACTTCTCGTCAACGCCTATAGCGTTTGTTATATAGCCAAGAGCAAGGTCATGTTTGATCTCGTCTTGGACGTTGGATTCTAAAAGAGTCCGTGCTGATTGGGGAACCTCTTTTTCAAGTGCTTCTGTAATAAACTCGCCAACTGGTAACTCCATGTGGCGTATTGCGAGAGCACGGTAGAGGGTCTCTTCAGCTCCAACCTTAAGCTTTCCTGCTGTTGTTTGGACAGGTGTCCAAGTCCTCTTTCTATTGAGTAACTTTTCATATGGATTCATTCTTGACAATCGCATTCGGGTTCTTTTTGTAGAATCCCTTGCAAGTAATCTTGTACGTCATCTTCATCTAATGCTGCATACGCACTTGACTTATCTTGAACGTCACCCATTACCTGAAGGGAATAATAAAGTGATGTCTGGGGGCTGTCTAGCCACTCTTCCACGAAGCTTTCGTCATATGTCACAACATCGCTCCAGCTATTAAATGAATAGCCGTGAAGAAGCCCTGTATGGTTAAACATATACATTAGTTCGTCAGCTACCTTTTTATAGGCATCCCAACCAACCTCTGAGGCGATCTCTACATCACCATATTCATATGTCTGTACACCAAAGGTGCCGCTGTCTCTATCTACACTCCTAGCGATAGGAGGTGCTATCTCAGGTGTGCAAGTAAAGCCTTCTCTATCTTGACTTTTATATGAACAGCTTGCGGTAGGAGCTATAGCAAATGCTCTCTCCATACTATATCTTCTAGCTATTACAGCCGCACTCTGTATGCCTTTATATATTTCTCCAGCAATTAATCCAGCTGTACCTAATCCTGGTATTCCATCGTTAGTAGCTGCTAATGCCTCACCAAATTGTGCATAGGTGACGTTGTTTTGTCTTAGCAGATTAGCTAATCCAAGTACCCCGAGTCCGACCTGCCTATCCGTCTGTGAGGGGAGGTATTCTCCAGAACTATCAATGCCTGTTTTGCTATGTAACTCGCACAAGTCGGACATACCTTCAGCGAAAGCTCCTTGCAAGTCTCCGATTTTACAGGCACCAGTATTGATGTGTTGCAAGAGGCAAGTTCCTCGTGATGGCAGGTATACCTCAAGGCAAACGTTTCCTCTGATTCTGTTTTCATTGTTGTCATACTTAATTTTGTTTAGCCATATGTCACCTGATCTGATGCCATATATCACTGCATCCCGTGTTGTCTGATTAGCGTTTTTCCATTTCTCATCATTAATGTTGACGCACCGTTTGACCCACGGTAGTTCTGACCGAGGAGTAGTAATGAAGTCAACGATATCAGGATGATCGAGATCCAAATGTAAAACACACGCTCCATTTTTATAATGTCCCCCTCTGCGAATTATTTCATTTAAGGTTGAGTAGATTTTTCCGAAACTGACTGGGCCAGAAGCCGTAAGACCTTTTCCGTTTTCAGTTCCTTTGGGTCTGAGCTTAGATAGATGGACAGCAACTCCCGCTCCATATCTGAGTGCATGAGAGACGAATCTCCAACTTGCTTCGATTCCATTGTTCCCTTCCATTGAGTCTTCTACTACGAAGACAGTGCATGACACTGGTAGGCGGGAGGTGGGATCGTCTATCCATGACTGAACCCGACCAGTTCTAGATATTAAATTTGTCATTAGACAAGATCACTTAAAGTAGGTGGTTGATAATTTGCGCTCTTTAATACTTTGCCGTCTTCCCTATATGTAGGCTTTCCATCCTCATCTAGTTTAGACATATTGCTTTCATGGACTCGACGTAGAGCTTCGTCTAAATCCCATCCCATATTTGCTGCATATTGATAGCAGACATATACAAGATCACTGAGTTCTTTTATAGCATCCTCATGCAGAGCTGCACTGTTTCTAAACAGCATTCCCTCTGCCTCTAAAAATTCTTTGAACTCCTCAACGATCAAATTCTTTTGCATATTCCTCGACTTGAGCGTCTTGGAGTTCTTTACATTGAACGAGCTCCTGAACTCTCTTGCTTGTTCTAGATTCGATTTCATTAGAGAGGTAGTGGATTGCTTTGGAGAGGTCTTCGATGTCGTCATATTTATGGTCAGCTCTGCATATGTATTTGATTGCATTACCTAAGTGGAAGTTGAGTTCTTGATCACGTATAAAATCCCAAACTTGGACTGATCCACGCCTGTAATATTTGGGTCCGGTTTCATTGGTGGTTTCGGCCATTTGTTGAGTAGATTTGTAAGGCTGTTAGCTAGAACAAAGTTCTGCTTTTGGAGTGCTAGGAAGACGGTGTTAACGTCTTCTCTAGGGGTATTTGGATGTTCTATGGCATCCTTTATCTGTCTAAGTTTTAAATCTTGTTCAAGAGTTAATTCTGTAATCGGCTGTGGGACTCCATAGTATTGGCTCCATTTTTTCGTGGTCATAATCC